CTTATCTCTTATCTTGCTCCTGCCTGGTTCCTTGGGAAATACCCTCATAAGAAAGTTATTATGGCGTCGCATACGGCTGACCTTGCTGTTAATTTTGGTCGTCGGGTTAGAAATTTGGTGGGTAGTGATGCTTACAAAGATATCTTCCCACAGGTAGAGTTGCAGGCTGACTCAAAGAGCGCATCACGTTGGGGGACAAATTATAATGGAGAGTACTTTGCTATTGGTGTTGGTGGCGCCCTCGCTGGTCGCGGGGCTGATCTGTTTATCATTGATGACCCACACTCTGAACAGGATGCTAAACTTGGACGACCTGATGTCTTTAAGCCTGCTTGGGAGTGGTTTCAGTCTGGCCCTTTACAGCGTCTTATGCCTGGTGGTGCGATAATTGTTGTAATGACGAGGTGGTCTAAGCTTGACTTGACTGGTGAGATTGTGAACCAGATGATTAAGAATGACGACGTAGATAACTGGGAGGTTGTAGAATTTCCAGCAATATTGACGGATAAGAACGGAGATGAACGAAGTTTATGGCCTGAGTTTTGGCCACTAGAAGAATTAAAAGCTAAGAAAGCAGCACTTGATATTAGGTATTGGAACTCACAATACTTACAAAACCCAGTATCAGAAGAAGGTGCGCTAATTAAAAGAGAGTGGTGGAAGATATGGGAAAAAGAAGATCCACCAGAATGTGAATTTACGATTATGAGTTTAGATGCTGCCCAGGAAGCGAATAATAGAGCGGACTACAATGCGCTCACTACTTGGGGCGTCTTTTTTAACGAAGAATCCAATAACTATAATATAATACTATTAAATGCAATTAAAGAACGACTTGAGTTTCCAGAGCTCAAAGAGATGGTACTTCGTGAGTACAAAGACTGGGAGCCAGATGCATTCATGGTTGAAAAGAAATCTAACGGTGCCGCGCTCTATCAAGAAATGCGCAGGATGGGTTTGCCTATTGGTGAATTTACACCTGGCAAAGGACAAGATAAGATTAGTCGAGTCAACGCGATTTCTGATTTATTTAGAAGTGGTATTGTCTGGGCACCTGATCATAGATGGGCACACGAAGTAATTGAGGAATGCAATGATTTTCCTAGTGGTGCCAATGATGACTTGGTAGATAGCACTACTTTAGCATTAATGCGGTTTAGACAAGGCGGGTTTATTAGATTACCAAGTGATGAGCCTGAAGATATTCCAGGGTTTAGAAGTTCTCGAAACAGATTATATGCAATTTAAGGATTAAATTATGGCAATTAACGTAGATAAAAGTTTAGCACAAGCTCCTCAAGGCCTAGAAGAATTAGCGATGGGCGAGCCTGATATGAGTATTGAAATTGAGAATCCAGATTCAGTTACATTAGATGATGGTAGTATGGAAATTACTATTGTGCCTGGTAAAGAAGAAGATGATGAGTTTAATGATAACTTAGCAGAAGATATGGACGAAGGTCAGTTGACTGAGTTGTCAGGTGATTTAATGGGCGAATATGATGCCGATATTAATTCAAGAAAAGATTGGTTAACTACTTATGTTGATGGCCTAGAGTTACTAGGTTTAAAAGTAGAAGACAGAACAGAACCGTGGCCTGGCGCATGTAATGTATATCATCCCTTAATGACAGAAGCGCTGGTTAAGTTCCAAGCTGAAACTATGATGGAGACATTCCCCGCTGCAGGCCCAGTTAAAACAGTAATCATCGGTAAGCAAACAAAAGAAAAAGAAGATGCTGCTGAACGTGTAAAAGATGATATGAACTATCAACTCACGGATATGATGCCTGAGTATAGACCTGAACATGAACGCATGCTATGGGGTCTAGGTTTATCAGGTAATGCATTTAAGAAAGTTTATTATGATCCATCGTTAGAACGTCAAGTGGCGATGTATGTTCCAGCTGAAGATATTGTAGTACCTTATGGCGCTTCTAATTTAGAAACAGCTGAGCGTGTTACACATGTCATGCGTAAGACTAAGAATGAATTACATAGATTACAAGTAGCGGGTTTTTATCGCGATGTAGATTTGGGTGAGCCGTTTCTAGACATTGACGAAGCAGAGAAAAAGATTGCAGAGAAATTAGGCTTTAATCCTACAGAAGATGATCGATATAAAATTCTTGAATTACATGTTAACTTAGATTTAGAAAATGGTGACAGTGAAGACGGTATTGCATTACCTTACGTAGTTACTATTGAAAAAGGCACAGGCACTATCTTAGCCATTCGTCGTAATTGGAATCCAGATGATAAGTTAAAATCTAAACGCCAACACTTTGTACACTATGGTTATATTCCAGGTTTTGGTTTCTATTGCTTCGGTTTAATTCATTTAATCGGGGCCTTTGCTAAATCTGGCACGATGATACTTCGTCAGTTAGTTGATGCAGGTACACTAGCTAATTTACCAGGTGGTCTTAAGTCTCGTGGTCTACGTATTAAAGGCGATGATACTCCGATTGCACCAGGTGAATGGCGTGACGTAGATGTACCAAGTGGTGCAGTGCGTGACAATATCTTGCCACTTCCTTATAAAGAGCCTTCACAGGTTCTTAACCAATTGATGAATCAGATCATCGAAGAAGGACGACGTTTTGCTTCAGCTGCAGATATGAAAGTGTCTGACATGAGTGCTAACTCTCCCGTGGGCACAACCCTTGCTATATTAGAAAGAACTCTCAAAGTAATGTCAGCTGTACAAGCTCGTATTTACTATGCAATGAAACAAGAGTTTAAATTACTTAAAGGCATTATTCGTGATTACACACCAGAAGAGTATTCTTATGATCCTGAAGTAGGTGATCGCCGTGCTAAACAAGCTGACTATGATAACGTAGATGTAATTCCAGTTAGTGATCCTAACGCTGCAACCATGTCACAGAAAGTTGTTCAGTATCAAGCAGTTATGCAGATGGCACAAGCTAATCCACAAATCTATGATTTACCAGAACTTAATAAACAAATGTTAGAAGTACTTGGTGTTAAGAATATTAGCAAGCTTATTCCATCAGTTGATACGCAAAAGCCAAAAGATCCTGTATCTGAAAATATGGCTATTATTACGAGTAAACCTGTTAAAGCGTTTATTTATCAAGATCATGAAGCACATATTCAAGTGCATTTAGCGTTCAAAGATAATCCTAAATTAGCACAATTAGTAGGCCAAAGCCCCAATGCTCAAGCTTTGATGGCGGCGATGGAGGCACACATTGCAGAACACATTGCGTTTGCATATAGAAGACAAATTGAAGAACAACTTGGTGCGCCTCTTCCAGCACCGAATGAAACGCTTCCAGAGGATATTGAATTAGAAGTGTCGCGTTTAGTAGCTCAAGCTGCACAAAAACTTAATGCTAAAGATTCAGCAGAAATTCAACAACAGCAAGCTCAACAACAGCAACAAGATCCGTTAATTCAAATGCAACAACAAGAATTAGCTATTAAACAACAAGAGTCACAAGCTAAATCTCAAAAAATGTTGGCCGATCATAACATTGAGCAACAAAGAGTTGATATAGAAAAAGCTAAACTTGAATTAGAAAAAGCAAAAATTGAATCAAGCGAAAAAATTGCGGGAGCTCAGTTAGGTGCTAAATCTGTATTAGAAAATAAAAAAATAGATGTTGATGTGCAGCGTGTGGAATCAGACAACACGTTTAAAGGCATGGAATTTGGTGCGGACCAAGTACAACAACATTTAGAGCGTCAGAATCAAAAAGAACAAAAGGATAAACAACAACCCAAGGAGTAACACATGGACCAAACGCTAGAGCTATTATTGTCTCGAATAGATGATCAGCGCAAAACAGTTTTAAATAATTTAGGAGACGGAGCAGCAAAAGATTTTGCTTCGTACCAAAATATGACCGGATATATTCGAGGTTTATCCGTAGCAGAAAGTTTAATTAAAGACCTCGCACAAAGAATGGAGACGTTTGAAGATGAGTGAGCAAATCCTTACGATGAATAAGAATTTGGTAGATGCAAGTGGTCGACCAATTAATATTCCAACGCTAGACGCAGTAGATGCAGAAGATATACCAATTGAAGAACGTGGTTTACAGTTACCTGAGCCTAAAGGATACAAGATACTTTGTGCAATTCCTGATGCGTCAGAAACATATAAAGGTGGTATTGTAAAAGCAGATTCAACTAGAACTATAGAAGAACATTCAACTGTAGTTTTATTTGTAGTAAAAGTAGGTGACCTAGCTTATAAAGATGAAACTAGATTTCCTACAGGTCCATGGTGTAAAGAGGGCGATTTTGTTTTGACACGTGCATACGCAGGTACAAGATTTAAAATCCACGGAAGAGAATTCCGCATTATTAACGACGATACAGTTGAGGGGGTTGTTGCAGATCCTCGCGGCTACACTCGCGCATAAGGAGTAATATATGGCTGACGTAAAAGATGGAGATATTGTTTTTGAATATCCAGATGATGACGAAATACCAGGTAGTAAAGTATCTGATGAAAAAGAAGTTGAACTAAAAGAAGCAGCACCTAAAAATGAAGTTAAGGTAGAAGCTAAGGGAGATGATATTGATCTTGAAATTGAAGATGATATCCCAGCTGCGGATAGAGGCAAAGAACCTTTACCCAAAGAAAAAGTCGAAGAACTAGAAAATGACACATTAGAAGATTATTCTGAGCGTGTTAAACAACGTATGGCGCAGCTTAAAAAAGTTTGGCATGACGAAAGACGTGCTAAAGAATCCGCTGATCGTGAAAGACAAGAAGCAATTAAATTTGCCCAGCAAATTGCGGAAGAAAATAAAAAGTTAAAAACTACTTTAAGCTCTGGCGAATCGACTTATATTGAAACACTTAAAAATTCGCTAGAACAGCAATTAGATTTAGCTAAACGAGATTATCGTGAGGCGTATAATGCAGGTGAAACTGACCAAATTATTAACGCTCAGCAACGCATGAATGATGCTCAAATGCGTTTATCTCAAGCTCAACAGTATGAGCCTAGATTTAAAAATGCTTTACAGGAACCTGAAAATCCTGTATATATACAACAAAATCAAAATCAATCTTTTAAACCAGACAATAAAGCAGTCGCTTGGCAAGATAATAACGACTGGTTTGGTAAAGATGAAGAAATGACAAGCCTAGCATTAGGCGTACATGAAAAATTAGTTAGAAGCGGGATCAGTCCTACCTCTGACGAATATTATCGTCGTATAGATAGTACGATGCAGAAACGATTCCCAGAATACTTTGGGGATGCAACGCTAGACGAGGACCAACCCGCCCAGCGCACGAAACCTTCGACTGTAGTTGCCCCGGCAACGCGTAGTA